AAATCACTCAGAAAAAAAATTAAAAGTGCGATTAAGACTCTTTGTACTCCAAAAGAAATGGGAAATGATGAAGAAGTCGAAAAATTACTCAAAAAAATTTTCGAAGACCCTGAATTCAATAAAACCAAAATTACTCAAGAAGTTGAAGTACAACAAAAAATCAAATAAATTTTTTATTTATGTTAATTCTTTTTTCAAATGAATTATCGAAGTTTTTAGTTGATTATCCAGGTGCAGAGACGATCCTTGATTCCAAACTATCCTGACTCTGTTCAACTTGCGTGATTTCAAAAGTATAAGAAATTTGTTTCAAAGCATGAATATAAAAAGCCTCATATGGCTGATAAAAACCATAAGGAGCAGACTTCAAATAATCAGGAAGACTCTCGAATGGATACAATAACTGGAAACTGAAAGGTTCATCCAGTGTTCCTCCAACTCTTTGACCACTTGATGATAAGAAACAAAGCTTATCTGGAACATTATTTCCACTCTTCTTTACATTTACAATACCCTTCGCAAAAACTTTTGTTTTTGGATCAAAATCATTTCGAGATGAAACCTTTACATATAATCCCTGTGCATCTATCTGATCAACCTGCAAAACATATTTATTATTAATTATTACCAAGTCACCTTTAGATAAGAATGGTCTAACGTCTACCTTCTTCTCAGTTTTAGTTGGCACAGTGTCATAAACCATGTAAAAATAAATGATTGGATATTTGTCAAAATTAATATAAACATCTTCTCCCAATTTTGTATAATTTGCCAAGGGATCACAATTAAAAATACTGTAAAACAGCAATCGGTCTCCTGGCCTTACGCCAACTGAACATAATACCTGTCCATATGATGGATCTTCTGGTACAATTGTAATCTTTGTTAAATGAGTTCCCGGAGGTAATGGACAATATCTATTCCCCACAACTTCCTCACCTCTCTCAATCGATTTAATATAAACCTTGTCAACACCAACATCCAAAAGCTGATTGAATCTGGTAACCATTTGTAAAGTCATCTGTGAAAGCTTTGCCAAAGTAGTCGGGTAAAAAACTTTGCCTTCATATGCAGATGTCTTCAATCCAACAAACTGACGCCTAATTCCAATCAATTTATCATAATTTAATTTAGCAACCGCCTTTCTAGACGCCAAACTTGTTCCATCATAAGCACCATCTATCTCGTCGATCACCAGGAAATAATATGGTTCATCATATACATCCTGATATATACCATAATTAGCCTGAAATACTGGACCATATGGAAATGATGTAAATTGGTTTGGAGGGTAAGGTGGAGCTTTATTTAAATCAACTTCAGGTCCATTAAATACATAAGGAGCTAATCCACCAACATATGGTTTTTCCAAAGGAATCTCAGCATCGGTGCACTTCAATTCAACAACATTTGTATAAATACTCTCAATAGTTGCTCCTCTACCTCCAACGTTTTGATATAAAACAGGTCTCTTATACACAACTACACCCTTTTCATTGATGAATGAAGGAATCTCTATTTCATCCCCCGGTTGCTCAAATCTAACCTGAAAATTTGCCGGATTTGGATAAGCCTCCAAGTCACGATTCAAACTATCCACAGTAATGTAATATTTTCTTGTTTGATAAACCTGCTTATTTGGCATCAATATCGGATAATTCAAAGTGGCATTCTCACTCAACTGATTGTTCAAAATCATTTCATTACGCGCCTTCTCAACCGAATTTTCAATGAACTGATTTGGATGGGACTGGTAAAAAAATGTTTCCTTTGTTGTTTTATCAAGAGCCATTTCTTTCATTTTTGCTTCCGCCTCTTTCACTTCTGGACTCTCCTTTTTATTATCAAAATGTTCTGTAAATTGTCTTGTATTTTTTATCCTTTTTCCAACAACATCCTCTACACTATTAGATGTATCTTTTGGTCTATTTAATTTGCCATCCTGCAAATATTGTGATTTAAGTTTGGAAAACTTATCTTCAACATCCAGATTTTCTGCTTCACGTGTTGTATTTTGGTTTGTTCCCGGAATAACCGAAGATTGATCGGGGTTTTGAACACCTCTTAGGTTCGAGGCTGAATTAAAAAAACTATCCAAACTAGGACCAGTTGAATCCGCTACTCCAAATTGGTCTGGTCTTGTGAAAAATCCAGGGGCATTTGTTGGCCCAGCATCTCTTACACGATTCTGACGATCATTATTATAAATAGGTTTTCCATTATCAAAACGATCAGCATCAACATCCGGCTGAATATCCTCACTTACTTTTGGAGTCATCGGCAACTGATTATCATAAGTTGGCTGTTTATTTTGATAACTATTTGAACTATAAACATTGCGCTGATCTTGCAAAGCCGGTGCATAATTTCCCTCAGATTCTCTCTGTTTCTTTAATCTCTCAAATGCGTCCTGAGTATCTTCTACATTTTTCTTTTCTGGACCATCATTTGTCATTTGGGGTGGACGATATTGTTGTTGTGCCTGGGCATATTCTCGCGTATCATCACGGTTGAGAAATAAATTATTTTGCGTTTTATTTAAATAACCAGCCTCAATATTATTGAAGACTTGAGGTAATATTATTTCAACTGATTTTTTGTTCAAAGCTGAATGAAGATGTTTCATTGTTTGACCTTGCTTTAAACTCTTATCTTTATTTTTCTCCCATAATTTTTGCATAACAGATTGAATATCTTCTAAATAATAGCCTTCAACATTCATACCATACTTCCTCTTTACTTCATTATAAATAGCTGAAGCAACTGAAAAGACGTTATCTTGATTTAAATATGACATCACTACTTATAATAAATACATTTTTTTTATACTGTTTTTTTGGATTATTCATATTCTTGTCTTTCCTCAATAAATATTTGAAAACCTTCAGATACTTTTTTGACTAAAAATTTTCCACAATCTTTCGCATTAATTGAAGAATGAAAAATAAATTCTGGTTCAACATCTATTTCTTCACCATGCATTTTTTGACCATCTTCGCCAATCCACTCGAATTCATATATCTCAAACTCATCGCCAGTCTCCTGATTTTCGAGTACAACATAATAACAAAAAGGTCCCCATCTCAATATATAATGTGTTAAAACACATTCAATGGGAATTAAAGAAAGATTTCCATCAAATATAGCTTCCATATTTGGTGCTAACACCCATTTCTTTTTCACTAAATTAAATTCCTCCTCAATTATAGGAATTTCCAAAACATCATCATCTGATTCTTCTTCAATCGGTTCATCTTTAATCGATTCTTCTTTGTCATTTTCTTCTTTAACATTTGTTTTTTCTATTTCCCTAGCCTTTGCTAGTTCTTTCGCCTTCTGTAAAAGTGACATCTATAGTAAATTAACATAATGCATAAAACAGTTTTAAATCAATTTTTACTACTTAAATAGTATTTTACCTACTTTGATATTAGCAGTATCTTCTTTCACTATATTCATATTTAGTATTTTTGTATAAGGCACGGTTGTTTTTTGACTCAAGTGAACCATCTTATCTTTTGGAAATGTGATACGAATATTATCTGTACTGTATTTATTATTTGGCTCATTGTATTTCTTCGTGTATTTTCGATTCATAAAAAAATATAAATCAGGAACAAATAATGAAAACTTATCCAAACGTAACTCAATTACCATATTTTTCATATTGTCCCATTTTTTTGTTTCATTGATAGTCTCACAAATATTTATGTATAAATTTTCTCCAAATTTTTCATTTGTTTCTAATGGCTGATCTCCCTCAAAATATAAAAAGAATGAAACTTCATTCTCATTGTCTTCAAGCTGTTTTTCTATTTTTGGAAATTCATAAATATATTCTTTAAGATTTTTGTCTAATAAAAAAGTAACTGATTTTAATGGTTCCAACACACCAATGTTCTGGAAATATGAATGCAAATAATAATATAAAAAAATGTCATTCAAGTAATTTACGTTAAAGAATTGCACATTTTTATGTTTAACTAAATTAAATTTTTCCCATGGGTTTTTGGAATTATCTTTGTAGAATCCACTGAAATTATTATTGTCTTGATTCAAATGATACAAATTCAAAAATTGTCCAACCATATTTTGTAAAAGTAAAAAATCAATGCAATCTTTAAACATGTTTCTAACATCAAATACCTTTTTTGTTAATTCAATAACATCCTTTCTAACCACAGTTATTTGATTGGTATTCACTAATTCAAGTTCTAATATAAATTTATCAGTAAAAAATTTGTTGGAATTAAATTCTTCCAGATTTTTTAAACATTTAACAACATTTATTGATTTCTTTTTTTTCAAATATATAATAGGAATATTCCCAGTAAAAAAATAATCTTTTGGAATTGAATTACATACAATAAAGTCTGAGCAAGAAAAAAGGAATGTATTAGACAATTGTTTTATTTTATTAAGTTGATATATTACATTATTAGGTCTAAAATATATTTTGTTAAAAGAATCGATTCCATATAACTCTTCAAAAGTAATTACTTGAATTCTTTTATCTTCAAAGTACACTTCATTTAACATAAATGGAGTAGGGCTGATAATAAAAATATTTCTAACAAAACTGAGATTGGTTCTTGTTATTTCAAGATTAAGAAAAAAATCATAATATAATGTATTTCTATCCTCCAAATATTTCGCTAAAAATTTTGAATACTTGTCATTAAAGTTTTGGGTTTTCAGTAAAGATTTTGTCTGCTTTTCTTTTTCGATTTTACTAGCATATTCGGAATCATTATAATTAACATACATATATACTAAATCGATCGGCTCATTTAAATCAAGGTCCTTAGTGATATTAAATTTTTTGTAAATTTTATTAATAATTATCTCTTCTTCAGAAGATACTTTAATGGGAGGTGGTTTTGGTATTTCTGGTTGTTTTACTTTTTTTTCTACAATATTACCAATTTTTCCTAGAACATTTTCAAGGATCTTTTCCTCATCTGAATCTTTATGGTCCATGCGATATGTAAATATTATTTTTAGAAAAATAATACTTAAAATTATTTCTTGGGTGGGCGATAAAAATAATTTCTTAATATGTTGACTGAAAAATCGTCGATTTTCTTTTTCTGAAAATCATCCATCGTTTTCCCCTTCAAACTTTCTATAATAAAATTCATAGAATAAATTCCACATTCACTCCCTCCAAACTGATGCTTTTTTTTATTGTAATTATAAGTAATTTTATTTTCATTTATCTTACTTAAATTTCTTTCTAACATATCTATAAAAAATTTAATATACTGTGGGGGAGGAGAAGCAGTGCTATCATAATATGAGATAACTCTTTTTGGAATATTCACAAAAAGTCCAACCCAATGACTTCCACTTTGATCATGTCTATCCAAATTAAATACTACTCCTACATAATCAATTCCTCTCGATTTTAATTTTTTTAAATCAATATCACTTAATTCACAATATATATCCTTTGGACAATCAACAGGAACTGGTCCAAAGAATCGAAAGTTCTCATACATATTTTCATATTGCTTCATAACTTTATTAATATCAGTAGTTGTTAACCAGGTATATTTATTTTTATGCCATTCTTTGGGCATTGCTGGCTTAAATGTGAATTCTTTTAATTCACGATCATTTAATGTTTTAATAGCTTTGTTATCTAACCAACACCATTCAAAAAGACATTCATCAAATAAATGATCTCTTATCTGATTCCATATCTCATTCTTAGATTTGCTTGTGTTTATCTTAGTTTTATGATACTTATTTAAAGCTTCAGCCATTTTAACTAACTGTTCTTTAGAGTAACAGGTTTTATCTTTTTTTGTTTTACTTGGAGCACAGTTCATTAATATTTATTAGATTTTTTATCAAAAAATAATTTATTTTTAATTTTTAATGGATGTAATGATTCCATATGGTATATATTTTAAAAAGTGTGGCAAAAAAAGTTACTCCGGTTTTAAGCGTAATCATATCTTCCCATATCTCGAAAAAAATCTAATTGATAAAAATAATGAAAGTGTCATGGCAATAGTCGCTGAATTACATTGCTCCAGCTATTATCAAGATATTAACAATTTTATAATCAAATATTATTCTTCTTATCAGTTCCTTTCAAATATAACTATGGCCTATTTTATTGATCAAAACTTCAGAAAAATACAGAGTATTAAAAAAGCAATTCCAAAAAGTCAACATAAAAATGCCTTAATTAATTCTAATGAAATACGAAATATTTATTGTTCTATGTTCTCTCAATTTTTAGATAATCCAACCCATAATTTTTCAACAAAATTAGAACCTAAATGTTATCAAGAAGAATATATATTGAGACATTCAAATATGTCAAAAATTGTTCCAATTGTAGATAATAATCACAGTTCTTTATCTGATAAATTATCAAGAGGTGTTCGTGAAATTTTATATTGGCAAAATATTCAGTTTGACGGTCTTAGTGGTCATCTCAAAAAATACATTAATTTCGAAAATCTTGAAAAAATAATGTACTGGATTAATTGGACAGCAAAAGTGGAAGTAATGGAAAAAAAACTAAAAAATGTATCAGTAATGTTTGAATCAGGGTATTCTTCATTAAAAAATATAAAGCCAATATTCCGATGTGGATGGGAATTTTTTATTTGGGATAAAATATGGCAAAAATGTGAAAAAAACCAATATGTTAACAAAAACTTAATTAAATCATATACAAATCTATTCTATTACAATTATTCAAGAACAAAAATAAAGGAAAGGGCTGGTCTCTTAGCAATCTCAGTATTTGTATCTAATTCACCACTCAAAGTAAAAATAGAGAGAAAGATAAGTAAATTTGAAGTATTTGCTAGTCTCAATGCAAATGAGTTTTATAAAAATATAAATATTGAACCAGACAACGACGATAAATATTTGGAAATGTATAATTTATTTAATAATATTAAAACAAGTGATACAAAAACAAATGAGAAGATTTATAGACAAAATAAGATTGAGAGGAAAATGGATTTCTTGAAGGATTATTTACCAGAAGTAAATAGTGGACAAGAAGAAATAGAAAAAAATAGCAAAAAAATCTCAGATTATTTTTCTAAATAATTATTAGGTAATATCAAATGATTACATTTACAAGATTTTTAGAATTAGCTATGGAATTTTCATTTATTATTTTTGGAGTTTTTATTTTAATAGTATTGATTGTTCTTATTATTTTTTCAGTCAACAGGATCAAAAAAATGAATTACCAAAATATTCATGATAATAGGGAACAAAGATGTCTTTCCGTGTATAATAACTATTTCCAAATGGATCAAGAGCCTATTCCAAATGGAGGCAAATATTTCAATCAGTTCTTTAAAAAAAATAAATATTACGGGCTACGTGACTTTTATTACGCAAGCTCTTATAAATCTTATTTACCATGTGGATCAACAAATGATATTGTTAGCTACAATGCTATTAAAAATGTATTATTAAATGGTGCTCGCGTTATTAATTTGGATTTATTTTACAAAGGATTTATTCCTTTTGCCGATGATGCCGAAGTAATAGTTGGAAATGTAATTAATGGAAAACTTTCATATTTACCAGATAGTCCAGTAAGTCAGCAATATTTAAATTTTTCCAATTGTCTTCAAATTATATCTGAATTAGGGTGGAAAAAAACGGAAGCACCACTTTTTCTTTATTTGAATCTTGAATTCGAGGCAAATCAAAAATTGGAATATCAAATTTTTTCACAAATCCAGAGTAAATTATCAAAAAGATTAATGGATAAATATTATGGTTTCCAGCGTGTAAATATTGGAGACATTCCTGTAAATAAGGCCACGAATAGATTAATTATTTTAACAAACCGAAAACCGGTTAATGGTTTTTTGAATGAAATTACTAATGGAGTAATGGCTACAACAAGTGTGAATTTAATATTGTATGTAATAAGTGATAAGGATATTGAATATGGTGGAATAAAAACTAAATTTCCAAATCAAGATGGTGCAAAAGAAATTACACAATTTAACCTAACTGCGGTAATAAAAACAAATGAAGTAAATGAAAATAATATTGTATCTCCAAAAATAGATACTTCTAATTACGACACTTCCGAAAATTTTGCAATTGGAATTTCAATGACTTTTATGAATTGGCAAAATTTCCCAGACGAAGATGACAACATGAAAAAATACCTGGAAAATTTTAAATCAGGAGGAATGGTCCTCAAACCAGCATCTCTTATTTATGAGCCAAGACCATTACCTCCAGCTCTCCAAAGAGACAAACAGCTAGATTATGTTAATCGTAATGTTAGTGGACTTAATGACTTCTACAATTTTGATGTTTAATATATCACTTGTTCCTTACTTAATTTTGCTTCAGATCCTAAAACATAATGATATGTTCTGTGATTTAACTCAAATAAATCTACAATACATTTTATTACCTTTCCATTATCTCCAATATCTTCTATTAACAAATATTCAAAATTATATTTTTTACACAAATAATGCATTCCATATTTTACTAGTTTTTCATCATATTCCAAAAATATGGAATACACCAATTCCAAATTTTTATTAGAAATATACTTAAAACTTAATATTAGTTTTTCATCAATAATATATGTTATTCTTTCATCTGAATTACGTAACATATTCTTGAAATATGTATTTTCTAATAAATTTGGAAAAAGCTTAAAATTATTCCAAAAATAGGAATTTATTTTAGAGAAGTGAGTTTCATTTAAAGTCGAGATTTGGAATATATTTTTATAAATTATTTTATTAAATTTTTCTTTAGTTGAAATAAAATAAGAAGTCATAAAAGAATAATTTTGATAGCTTGGTATTGGTTTTACATCAACTTTAAAAATAATAAGATCTGCATTTTTTTTATTACTAAAATCAGCAATTTTATACATAAAATCTTGAAATAAATTATTACCTCTTTTTTTCTTTGATATACATGCATAATCTACAAAATTTGCTTTGTATTTTTTTCCAGATAAAATAATATTATTAATAGAATTTAAAACAGA